AACTCCGTCCGACTCGTTATCACGGTCAACTACTTTAACGATATAGAATTTACGTGGCTTATACGCCTTTGCAAGTTCTTTATCAGATTCTTTTCCTGTTGACATTAATTCATCGTGAATTTCAGTCAAAGGTGAACGCTCATTGTCGTTCTTTCCTGGGTCATAGATTTTATTCCATTTACCCTCAACTTGCACTTCGTGATACCAAACTTCTTTGAAGGGTGATGACCCGTCAGGTGTTGGTAAAATACGAAGACGCTTTTGTCCTGAATTTTCGTTATTCGGCAGGATAGCCGCAAAGTATTTTTTCATTCTGTCTTCTTGAGACATTTTTGAGGTGTTACTTCCACCTGATTTCGCTTTTTCGTACTGAGCGAGTACAGCATCTAAGGAATTTGTCGCCATTGTTTATAGAAATTTAAGTTAATAATTTAAGTATAGTTGTGTCAGCCGTGTTTGTCAAATATTTGAAATTAATATTTCAAAGTTTTGAATTTTGAGTCTTCAGCATAATCATTAAATGTTGTTTTAATTTCAGATGGTGAATAATTTTCAACCTCATCCGTAGTTAAAACATATTCATTCTTACCTGATTTTTCAATGTCTTCTTGTTTGTCAGTAAAGAAATCTGTCAATTTTTGATTAAATGGTCCTGAGTCTAAACTTCTCAATTCTAATTTTTCTTGAGGAGTTTTTTCTCTGTATTTTTCAATTTTTTGTTCAATATCATTTAACTTTCCAAATACTTTATCCATTTCAGACAATTTATTTTCAAGATTAGATAATTGAGAAAATAAGTTATTAAAATATTCTTCTTGTTTTGTTTCAATGTTTTTTTGAGACGTAACTAAGTCGGTAATATCTAATTCTTCACTTCCCCCTTCTTCCCCATCTTCACCAATTTTTTCAACGTCAGGGTCATTCGCAACATCAATAGGTTCAGTTGATTCCGGAGGTGTTGTACCCTCAGCTTCACCTCCAGTCGCCGGTGGTGGTGGTGGTGTTGTAGTATCTGTCGGAGCATCTCCCTCAACCGCTCCAGGTGGTGGTGGTACAGGTGGTAATCCCGCTTCTTGTTCAAAAATATAGTTATTAATTTTGTTATATCTTTGTAACTCTTCAATAATAGTTTGAGAAATTGCCATTGTTATCCGTTTAATAGTTGTTTGAAACCTGTTTTAGTTTCTACGTTTATTTTTCTGTTTGAAACCATTGTATTATCAACTCTTTCAATTAATCCATCTTTCATTCTGATTGTATAACAATCTCCGCTATCTAAATCGCAGACTTCTTTAAAACCATTACCTTTATCGGTTTCAGTTATTCTTGTGTTTTTACCAAGATATCTGTCTAATAATTCTTTTGTACCCATAGCTTTTTTATTATAAATATGTTAATTATCGAAAAAGATTATAATTCTTTTTCACTATACTTCTTAAATAGATAACATCTGCTTCGTTAGAATTATAAAAATCATCGTAAATATTTGGGTTATCATTAATTTTAGTATACGGGAAATATTCAATATAAGCTCTAACAAATTTATCAGCAAATGATTGAGCGTCACCATAGTTTTTACCAATTGCATTTATCATATTAATAGCATATTTTTGTCGACAAAAATCAATTGACTTTTCTATCTCTAAAAACGCAGCGTTTGGTACTTGTTCATTTTTACTATTTATAACACAAATAAAACCTTTTAAAAATAAATCATTAAGGGACCCTCCAAATGGTTTTTCCATGTCTAATGGTATTGATGCATAGTTATAGTAGAATCCTTTAAACCCATTTCCAGTCCAAGAACCTATTGTAAACAAGTTATAAATAATTTCTTGAACCTCTTTAATTAATCCCATATTTGTCATTGCACTTAATACATTGTCACTTGTATCTTGAGTTTCAACTGGTTGTAATCTAACATAATTTGAGTAAGCTGAAGGTACAGGTTTACATATTGAGGTTGTTGCTGCAGGTTTGTTTCCACCATAGTTAGCGGCAATACTAGCGTTATTACTTAAAACATTATTTGTATTTGGACTTTGAATTTGTTGTTGTTGTTTTTGTTGTGCGGCAATATTTGACAATATCTCTCGATTTATACTTAATAATATATTATCAACCGCCGGAAATGTTGCAACTTTTTGTCTAATACCTGTAAACGTAGTTCTAAATGAATCGGGAGTTACAGTATGACTAACATCTTGAATTAGATATGTTCCCGCAAACATTGGTACATTTCTTAGAGCGAAATACATTGTTGGTTGAATCATTGCATTACCCATAGACGTTACTGTTGCGGCATAACTTCTTTGTTTATATATGTTATATAAACTAATACTTTGTGATGTACTTGTAGTTCCGTTATTTAAATTCGCGAGGTCATATTCAGATTTTAAAGACTCAGATGTTGGTTGTCCAATATCTTGAGCTAGTTGTATACCTTCAAAAACACTCTGGTTTTGCATTCCAAAATCAATTGCAAACCCACAAACTTTATTTGATAAAGCTTTCTGAGTATTTGTCTTATCCCCATCATCACTAATTAATGTATTATCACCAGGTTTTTCAAAATATAATCCGTCGTCATTAAACCCATTAATTGTGTCAGGGTTATTTAATTGTGTTGAAGGTTCTTCAGGTAAACAACAAATATACTTAGTTCTAGAATTTTGATAATCTACTGTCGTATATGTTCCAAACAAAGAGTTTGCAAAATCATCAGGATTATATTGTACACCATTTTCACCAGGTCTTTGTATGTTATAAAAATTAATATACGCTGGCATTACAAATGGAACAAAATGAGCATCTCTAACAATACTATCAATTAATGTATATAAGTTTGTTGTTGGGTCAACTCCATTTAAATAACTTTTAACTTTAATAACGTCAACATAAACATCATTACCCACATCCCTATTTGCTCTATCAAAAAATAAAAAATCTTCAAATAAAGTTTGTTCCTCATAATTGTTACCAGCAACCCATTTATCATTTAAAACTTTAAACATGTCATAGTATTCAAATTTACTTTGCATACCTTCAGTAACATCTCGTTTACTTTGGTAATTTCCCCCTTCACTATATGTTGGTAACTTCTTATGGAGTTTAGTATCCATACTATTAATAATATCATTTGCAATTGTTTGTTTACCACTAATGTTATTAGAAATTATAGTTTTAAATTCATTAACACTATAATTATTATATTTACAAGTCGCATATATTTTTATTAAACCACTAAATCTTTTAATATTTTCAACAGTAAATGCAATATCTAAATCAGTAAAGAAATCGGTGATATATGAACCTGAATTACTATAAACAAATCCAGGTAATGTTGAAAACCCAACATATAATTCAAGTGTTTTCCATTCTTCAGGGTTTTCTAACTTAGATTCATCAAGTGTTTTACCCCCATTTCTAGGTAAACTATTTAAAGTGTTTGCCGAATAAGTTAATAGGTTATCTGTTGAATGTTCTAATGGAGTATTACTAACAATACTAAATGTTTTATAATCAAAATCTTCAGGATTACCTTTCTTAAAAATTATATCTGTGTTTATTTCAGCAGGTAAAATACCCAAAATATTTGTCATTTGTTTATTTTGGATATTTAAAATTGTTTTGTCAATGTCCTCTAATGCTATTTCATAATTTGAAGACATCATATTTTTAAAAATCTTTTGGAATGTAAATTCTTCAATTGTACTTCCGTTTGATTGACTAAACTTGTTGAACTCTTCTTCAAATCCGTCTAACTCTGTTTTTGTAAAGACTGCAAATATTTCTTCAATATTTGTGTAATTATCAGTTCCATTACCAAGTAAATTAAATGAAGGTTGTAATGATTCTCCACTTAAAATTAATTTCATATATTGGTCAGGTGATGTTAGTTTAACACCTGTAGTATCAAAATACCCAAAGTTTGGTGCCGCCCAAAATGTTCTAATAGAACCATTAAAGATTGCGTTATTATTTTGGAAATTAAAATTATTTCTTACATTAATATTTGCAGGCGGAGTACAAGCCTCATATGTTAATTGATTAACAATACTACCAAATGATGGGCTTGGTATATAATTACTTTCAATATTTTTATCTTTAATTAAAATTGACCAACCTTTAAAATCAATAATTCCTGAATCTGCATCAATTGCCGAAATATTAGAACTACTTGGATTTTTAAAAATTATTGCTCCAGTCGCAACTAAATTACTAATATTAAATTCAATATCTAAACTATCTAAATAAATGCTTTCACCATTTATGAAGTAATAAAAATCATTCAATAATTTTGGATAAAATCCAACGTTTTGTGTAACACCTGTAATTGTATTACTACCATTAACAATACCTGAGGATACGTTCTGTAAAACAAATTTGTAATCTTCACCTGAATTAGCCCCTTCAATTATATATGATTTATTTGGGTCTGAATTTATTGGGTCATAGTTATCGAATGCGTTGAAGTCAGTAAATACAGATGACATGTAATCAACTCCGTCACTTTTCCAAGTTTTATATCTACTCCAAACAGAACCGAGTTTTGCTGCCCACATTTTTGGAACTGCATGAACCGCTCCAAATTTTTTAATTGTAGATGCAATATAATCTAAATCAGACCCCCCTGAACCATCGTCACTTTTATATCTTTCCCTAAGAGTCGATAGTGGTAAACTATTCAGAAATAAATAACTTGCTTTCTTATATGCGTAAATGACTTTTTCTTTGTCATTACTAACACCCTCTTGTAAAGCATTTATAAAATATGGAGTGTTTAATATTGAGGTTGTTTGGTTTGTTCTAAATAAACTATTAACAGCGTTTAGTTGACCTTCAGTAAATACTTCATTTGAATATCGGTTATTGTAAAAATCATCAAGACTAAAATTATTAGTTATATTAATTTGATTTTTAAAAACTTTAAAATTGGTTATTGGTCTGTTTGTTTTTTTATCACCATTTTTACCTGAGGCAAGTGGGTTAATATAGTTAGCAATTTTTTTAATATTCCCATTATAAAATAAAGAATTATTAGTGTTAATTACTTTTGTAGGTGTGTTATTTTCTTTACCATATGCTAAATTAACCCTATTCCATTCTCCAATCACAAATGGATAAGTATCTGTTTGAGAAATAACGTTGTGTTTTTTAGAACTAATATATGTACCAAATTTTGTTTCTTCATCAATTTGTAAAGAAACTGATGGTAAATCATTTTTATAGATTTCAAATGTTGAGTTGATATCTGAAGCCAAATAATCAACAACAATATTACCATAGATATAATTTGTATATTTTTTAATATCTCCTGTAGTATTTAACTCACTTTCTAATATACCAATATTATTAATTGCAGTATTTTTTAAATAAATTGGTATGTCAATTGATTTAGAAATAACACCTTTTAAAATGTTTTCAGTTTCAGAAGATGCAATAAAATCAATTAAATCTTCATCCAATATTTTAAAATTATTATATTGACTAATCAATCTAAGTCTTTGGGCATATTCAAATTTAAAATTATTTAAACTACTGTCACTATATGGAATATTTGTTGGTATTGTCTCAAACGCACTAATTAATAATCTCTGTATTGCATCTCCATTTAAATTCGTGGTGGGATTAATAGGGGGGAATTGTTTTTGAATAAACCCCTTAACAAATTCCTCAACAAACTCAACTTCAGGCCAAATTTTATAATCATTACCATTAGTACTTTTTATATATTTTGGGTCACCAGGATATTGTTGTTCAACTCTTGAGTTTTTATTTTTATCTGTAAATGTCACAGCGTATTGTGGCCAAGGATAAACAGGTGATTTCTGTGACTTTAAATCACCAATTACTGATTGTTTCTTTTTAGAGTTATCTCTCTCATCAAAAGCTTTTTTATGTACCTCACTAAGTAATCTTAAAAAACCTTCACATGATGCCATAATGACCGCAATAATATTTCTTATTGTCGGTGAAAATCCTGAACTATCCGTTTTTTGTAAAACTTTCGATAACTTTTCAGATAAGTCATCTTGTATTTTTTGTTCTTGTTCCGCTAATTCAACTTCAATTTCTGATATTGCGTCATTAAACTTTTTAGGACCTTCCCAATCATATAATAAAATGTTTGTCGGTGTAATCCCTCCATTGTCAATTAATGTTTCAGATGTTGGGAACAATAGATTAATCTCACTCTTTAACGTATTTAATTGGTCGGTAGTTGGGGTGGTACCAGCATTTCTTTTTCTAAAAGTTAAGTCAGCATCTATTGTTGTTTTTGAAAATGCCGTAGTGTCTATTGCAATGTTTTCAACAATAACTTCTTTCCTAATTGCGTATGGTCCTGAAGCAAATGTTTTAACTGATTTTAATTTAGTTTGAAATGTTTTAAATTTTGAAACTAATTCGTTATACGCAGTAATTTGTAAACCAGACGTATATTGTTTTTTAAATGTATAAATAGGTATTTCATTTGTGTAGGACCCATCAGTAGCTTCTGTAGTGTAATAAAAAGGTGATTCTTTATCCAAATAAAGATTTGTCCATGACTGAGGAGATACCGACGTTATAATATCTTTTTTAAAATCTTCAACGATTTCTTTATATTTTGCAATATCATTTAAGGTTTCAACTGATACTTGACCAAAATTCTTTAATTTAGAAGCAATGAAATTTTCTAAAATAGTGGTTAATTCCGTAATTGTTATTTCAGGAAAATTTGGGTCAATTAAACCTTTGTTTTT